ATTTTTTGTTTCATACCTTGAAACGAATGGTTTCCCGTAGTGAAACAGTTTGTTTCTCGGTGTGAAACGAATCGTTTCACCCTTTGAAACTTTTAGTTTCTAGCGCTTGAAACAAAAAGTTTCAGCAGGCTGGAAACTGGTTAGAACGCGGCTTTACCAATTATACTCATCCGTGTAACTGTCAAAGACCGGTTCTTCGGTGATACCTTTCCGGTGAAAAAGTTGGCGGATATAGTTTTGATCTGCGGGGCTTAGGAAGCGTTCTTCGCGATAAAAGCGATAGTAAAGCGTTTTTCCGAAATGTCCGATCAGTTGTTGCTTGATATTTGTTCCGTCCTTATAAGGTACGTTGTCCAGCAGGTGGCTGATACCCCATGCCACATGTATCTTTTCTGCGTTTTGGAAGTGGGGACAGTCAATGCCGGTGGCCGGAATACACATTGGGTTTACGATGCTGATGTAGGACGTGTCAGCGGTAGTGAGAAGTGCAGCCACCCGACGCAGGCAGTTACAAGCTTTCGGACATTGCTCGTTGTAGCAGCGGGCGTAGTTGAAAGGGACTGTTTTGTTTTTTAATTTATTGTCGTTCATTTTATATTGTATATTACATACATAATTGACAAAGGTAGTGCTTTTATTGTGGAAAGGTACAGTTTGAAAAAGAAAAAACGTGAAAGGATGGGTGAAGGGAACACCCTTCACCCATAAACTGCTTATAGATAGGATAATACAAGGAAAAGTGAAGGGTGAAGAGATTGTTCATTATAACTCTTCGCATACCCGCATTTCCATACCTTTATATACCACTACAATCTTGTGTAGTTGCGTGGAGCCAATAGCTTGTTTCACCGTGTCTGTGTCGGCATAGCGATTGGCCTGGGCGATGGCTTCTTGACGCAATTCCTCCACACGGTTTTCAGAATCGCGATATTTGGCGTATTTTAACTCAACGATGTAGCTGTGTTTCATGTCAGAATATATGTCCAACATGGGACAGAGGAAAATATCGACGTAACCCGCTTGTGTATCTTGCTCGGAGATAGGACGGTAGAAGCGGTTTTGCGCAGTCATGGCCAAGGTGAAGCCGTGAACGAAGAATTCGCCCTTTTGCTTGTCACGCTGGGATGCATAACGTTTCAGGCAGTCGGCAATGTAACCGAAATAGGCTTGCCAGTTGCCATCATAGGCGAGCTGGCTTGAAAGTTCGCTCTTTTCGTAGCTGCTGAAATTCAAATCTGCGTCGTTGTAGGTATTCAGCAAATAAGTGTAGAGCTGCTCTTGAACCACCAGGTTCGGAATGGTCAGTTTGGTCTTGCCTTTATCTATTCCGCTAATGGTCAACATTCCGAAATAGTATAGCAGGCTTATAAAATTGTCAGGATTGGTGATGTTGACAGCAGGGAAACCTTTCTTCAGTACGGGGCTCAATACAAAATGTGGCATGAATGAGGTGTAGGGAGAAGTACGTGAAACCGCCTATACATCGGTGATTGACGAATGTCTATCGATATATTTGGGGAGAAAACAAAAAGTTCCGTTCCTTCTATTTTGCTTCCGTTGCTTCTATATTCGTTCCGGTGAACCGTGCTGTAAAAAGGGAAATAATAGGGGGCTGAAATAAAAAGACGAAGGAAAGGCTATATGTTACTTCTGCTTTAGACTCAAAACAAAGGCTATACACTCCATTTAGACTGGGTGTATAGCCTTTGTTGATTTGGATATAGAAATGCGTTATAACGGCTTAAAATCCTATTTTCGCACGCTTCTAATAAGTACTCCTTGTTGTATAATAGCTTTTTTAGTAGCAAAAGAAACACCATCCGTCAGTCCTTTGTGCCGTAGGGTTTCTTCCGTAATACCTATCTCTTCAGCAGTAAATTCGGAATATATTGCTGATATAGAGCCAAAAAAACGGCTTGTTTTTTTGAAAATGAGATGGACATGTATAACCTTAGTCTCTTTAGCCATAGCTTTATTTTTAGATAATTACAATGCAAAAAACTTCTATATAGTTACTATATGGAAGTTTTTTGCATTGCAAATATACAAAATAATGAAAAGAATACAGCAAATCGAAGTGATTATTTTCCTTAAACTATACCGGAAGTTATAGATGTTAATTTATAGTTAAAAATCAGCATACCCGCACTAACACCCGTCAATCACCCGTATGATTTTAAAACAAAATGTGAATAACACCCGTCTAACACCCGTACTTTTTTGGGGATTTTTTATGTTGAGTTACGACCTATATTATAGATTTTGATATTGAGTTATAACCTATAATACAAAATTAGATATATGTTATCATGTATTAACTACGTGTATGTCAATGATTTAATCACAAGTAGTACACTTAATTTATTATATGGGTGAGACATGGGACTCATTATATACTAATGAGTAGACTTTACTTTATTGAATTTACACTCTTCATTATTTGAGACATTTGATTTTTTAAAATGTCCATATCATTCTCCAAATGGTTTACCTTATCATAATAAGTCTCGTTCAAATTCGGCATTTTAGCTGATAAATACCATTCAGCATAAAGTATATTATTTATTTCATTCTCCATTAAATTAAAATTTGGGTAATTAGCTTTATCTACATTATCGGACATACATGTGATAAATCCATGATCACGAAAACGGTTCTTAATTCTTTTTATATAAGATCTTCCTTCACGATCACTAATACCATATACATAATGATCCTTTATATCTCCCCATTCACATCTGTCTAGCAGTCTTAAAATAACGTATGAGCTGTCAAGCATAGTGGGTGACATACTCTCACCGCGAACGAGAGCACAATAATATATACTTCCACGGTGAAGCATGTGCGAAGGTAATTTTATAGTATCCATTATTTCAATACTATCGGGGTTGTCACACCCGCCACATCCAGCAGCTATAGATATATCTACAATCGGGATAGACACTAAGTCGTCAGAGTCCAACCGAGTATTAATAAAGGGTTCTACTGGAGCAAGTTTATTTTGCTTTAGCATTTCACCATTCCCGGTTAGAAGCCATTCAAAATTTAGATCAGGATAAGCAACTAAAATTTTAGCAAGAACCACATCCGATATTGTTGCTTTCATTTTATCACTGTCTAACAACCCCCTTTTTATGTCTAAATCGGCATAAAATTGGGTTCTACTAATACCTTTATAATCAAGGTATTGTAATAATCTCTCTTTTGTAGTCACTAAAATCATAGTTAAAAAGCTTATTTTTCTACTAAAATCTTCGCAAATTCCTTGCTTGATTACTAAAATCTTCGTAATATTGCAGCATGTTTCTTTGAAACAGCCCCCAAATATACAGAAAATATTAAATATTAGTGATATATGAGACAGAAAATAGAACTAAGTGCTTCAGGGAAAGCAAACCTTGCTAAAATTTTCGGAGTTAGCATACAGAATATAAGTCAAGCCCTTTTATTTCGTAGAAATAGTGAACAGGCTCGTAAAATTAGAGAAGCAGCTTTGATTAATGGTGGAAGTTTGGTACAAATCATAGATGTGACCGATGAATTAAAACGTACAGTTAAAGTTTTGGATTCTCACGGCAATGTAACAGGAGTAATAAGCAATAAATAAAAATCTGTAATGCAAAAGAATAAGATTTTGAAGCGTATAGATCGCATCATTTTTCAAGCCATTGTAATAGGTGATAACTTAACGATTGAAGACGTAACACGTATGGCTAACCATGTCAGATTTAGAAAGAAACTCTTTATGGTCAGCGATACATGTCGGGTTTCAGTAAAACGATTGTCTGATTCAGCGAGTGTATTCACAGTCGTCAATTACTACTACGTCGATAGCCTCTGCCTTAAGGAGCGTATCAGACACTATCTTGGCAAACTTCGGACAACAGCACTTCTTAATATGGGCATTAGTGAAGTTGTCGTCGTAATCATAAAGATACAGGCTTTTAGTTTGTGAGTAGGACATTTTATATCCCGGAGAATATTCTTGCACATTTCCTGATCGGATGCAAGTTTGGATTCTAAGTCATAAAAAAACATCATGGTTTTATAAATTTTGGTTTATAGCTACAAATGTAGCAAAACTATCTCGGTTCGGGAGAATAGGGATAGACTTTTAAAAACAATATTAAAAACGATATGCGTATGAAAACGATTAGAATGATTCAGAATGTAATGGTTGTGGCGGGTGTGATCACCGCTATAGCATTAGTAGATCAGATTGAAGTTTCCTCGTCAAAAATGTGGGCGGCTTTTGTAATAGCAGCCTTTTCTGTAATGACAGTTATTGAACGCGAATTGAGAGCGGAAAATAAGTAAATGGATAGCAAGTACAGAACTTCCCTGTTTTCAGGTAACACTATTAATTTGAATACCCCTATGTTTTCAATGGGTATGGTAAAAAGTAGGGAAGCAGCTACAATTTCGGGGCAGTGCCGAAACTTGCACAAGTAATAATATTAATATAATGGCTGAGATATTTAATAACCGGATTTGCGTTTTTGCAAATGAGTTAATCCTCTTTAACCCTAAAACGAAAGTAGGGAGTGAGGACGGATTCATAAACGAAAACACATACTACAAAATGAAAAAGAACGGTCAACTTATCGTACTCCGTCGTGGTATTCCCGGATGTCCTGCCCTAGTAGATTTTGAAACCATGAGAAAGGACGTAAAGAAAGAGTACATTGTACGTAAAGGTGACCCCCGTGCGGAAATTGCTACTAAAACACAGAAGTCCATACTGGAAGATGCGATTGTCTACGGTAACGCTGCCTATGAGTTTTTCAGTGTGAAATACCGCTATGATGGTGATAAGAAACTTCCGCCTGCGAAGGTTGACGAATATACCCTTAATGTGCGCATAATGAATGCACTCCTGTCCCTTCGCGATGGTCGTAAAGTTAACTCGATAGGTGGGGGAAGCACACGGATCAATGTTTGGGAAAAACTCTGCAAATTAAGCAATGATTTACTAACATTGAAAGACCCGAACGGGCGTGATATTTTTCCTCATAACTTACCAAAGAACTGGAAGTCTTTGAAACGTAAATGCGAGCAATATGAAGCGGCACGACGGATCAGCGAGGAAGAAGGCTATCGCAGTGTCATTCACAAATCGTATGGCAACAAATACGCGGCAGTCGTGATAAATGAGGACGCACAGGCAGTAATGCATAAGTTAATCGGTATGCATAACAATCTGAATAATGTTCAGATCATGGAGGAATATAACAAGGTGGCTTACTTTATGGACTGGAAGCCGATTGACAGTCCTACCACGGTCGAGAACTGGAGACAAAAGTTTGCTCTGACTACAATGGCAGGAAACAAAGGCAGTAAAGCCCTGAAAAATACACGCATGAAACAGATACACCGCGAAGCCCCGACACAAGCACTTACTTACTGGACGCTGGACGGATGGGATGCGGAACTGTTCTATCAGAAAAAGACTCCCAAAACGGTAAAGAAAAACGGTGAGGAAAAGAGATATATGTACACCACTTATACCAACCGGAAAACGATGGTAGTCGTACTTGACGCATGCGAAAAATATCCGGTAGGGTATGCCATTGGCGACCATGAATCACCCGCTCTTATTCGTGAAGCATTACGAAACGCGGTGCAGCATACCAAAGAGCTGTTTGGTAACCGCTATAAGCCTTTACAGCTACAAAGCGACAATTATCAAAAGAAGGTGATGGTTCCCTTCTATGAAGCCATGACTAAGTATTATACACCAGCCGCTTTAGGAAATGCAAAGTCCAAAATAGTAGAACCCTATTTCAAACACCTGAATGTGGAATACTGCCAAAAACAGGCGAATTGGTCAGGCTTCGGTATCACTGCAGAAAAAGATAACCAGCCTAATTTGGAAGTCTTAAACCAAAATCACAAGTTCATCCCGGATGAAGCCACCGTTATTGCGCAATTAGAGGCTATTATAGCGCAGGAACGGGCAAAGAAGATAGATGCTTACCTCGCTGCGTGGGAACGTACCGAAGAAGTCCGTAAAATGCCTTTCGGGATTGAGGAATATCTGATGCTCATGGGGGAAACAACCGGACGCACAAATAAGATTACTGGTTCGGGTATGTTTATCGAGTTCATGGGTGAACGAATCTGCTTCGACAGCTTCGACCTTTCTCTCCGCGACCATTACAACGAAGACTGGGTAGTACGCTTTGACCCGGACGATATGAGTCAGGTGCTTGTATCGAACGCAAAACGCCTGAAGTCCGGTCGCGTTGACAAAGAGATTGGGACATTACAATACATGTTGCAACGTGACATCAAAGTTCCGATGGCTTTGGCAGATCAGAAACCGGAGCACTTTGAATATCGGACACGGGTAGACAAGTTCAACTATGAAATTGCGGAAACGGTAAAAGAAAAGGTGAAAGACGTAGATAAACGGATTACTACTATTTGTCAGCGTATTCCTGAAATAGCTGCGGCAACAGTCCTTGACCGATACTTGATTACTGACAGTTTAGGGCAGCATAAGGATGTCCGGTCAAAAATGAGGGATGATGCCACAGATGCGGACTTTACGGAAGTAACCCAGCGTATTACCAAGCAAAGCGTAATGGTTTCCACCGGAGATGATGACGATTACGATTATAACCCGCTGGACATGAATTTTTCAAGATGATTTAAAAACAATTTAAAAAGATATATAACATGGAGAATCAAGCATTAAAAACGTACATAGAGAAGTTAATCACTCGCGGATCATCCGCAACAGAGTTAGCGCGGAAATGTGGAATATCAGACACCGCCATGTCTCAATTCAGAAGCGGCAAGTATGGAGCTAATGAAGACTCCATCGCTGAAAAGATTGCTTCCGGTCTTAATTATTATGAGAACGTTTGGAATGTAGTGGAAAGCGTCACCAGCTACCAGCAGGTACGTACTGCATTCGTGGCGGCTAAGAAAAATCACAAATGGATGTGTATATCTTCCCGTTCCGGCAGTGGGAAGACTCAATCCCTCATAGACCTTTATAACATGAGTGCTGATAATTCAGTTATATACCTGAAATGCCGGAAGTGGACAGCACGTAAATTCCTGACCAAGTTAGCCACATGCATGGGAGAAACAGTAACACGCTATATGGATAACGATGACCTTATGGACTTGATTGTTTCACACGTTAACCGTATGGCTGGAAAATCTCCTTTGTTAATCCTTGATGATGCCGGAAAACTGGCGCACAGTGCTCTTTGCACGTTTATACCGCTATATGATGACACTTTACACCGTTTGGGAGTTATCGTAGCCGGAACAGAGACGCTGGAACGTAATATAAAACGTTATGTTGGACGTATAGAAGGATATGATGAAATCGACGGTAGATTTTGCCGTAACTATATCACATTGCTGGGGGCTACAAAGAAAGATGTTAAAGCCATTTGCGCAGCAAACGGAATCAACGATATGGAGGAACAGGATACCATTTGGGGCAAGTTGAATAAAGAGAAAAAAGAACCCGTACCGGGAAAATCTGTTTGGTTTACCGATGATCTGCGCGAGCTGTCCGGCATGATTGAAGACCGTATTATCAAACAACAAATAGAGCGCGGAGAATTGGCATGAAAGTTTGGAGTCAGAAGAACCTAGAAGACATCCGACATGAATATATTGATTTTGATGGTGAATGGTATCTGGCATTCGGTCGTCCGGAAAGATCCGGTTGCTGGATCATTTACGGAAAGTCGGGACAAGGTAAAAGTTCTTTCGCTCTGCAACTGGCTCGCAAATTTGATGAAATGGGGCTTCGTGTTCTTTATCTGACATTGGAAATGGGCGCGTGTGACGACTTCGTGAACTCCGTGCTTGATGTAGGTATCAGCAGTAAGACAAACAATATAATCTACTCGGACGAAGCCACTATAAATGACTTGGAAGATTATCTGTCTAAGCAACGTAGCCCGGACGTGATAATGATAGACTCCATACAGTACTTCGAGCAACAGGGAGGAGCGAAAGCCCCTGAAATAATCCGCCTCCGCAAGAAGTTCCCACGAAAGATATTCATATTTATCTCACATGTGGACGGACGCGAGGTAGAAGGAAAAACGGCTTATGAAGTGAAACGTGACAGTTTTAAAAGAATATACGTAGAACATTTCAAGGCAACATTTATCGGACGTGGCAAAGGAGGTTCACGCGGATATTACATAGTTTGGGCGGAAGGGTATCAAAAACATTGGATTGAAAATATTAAAAGTGATAATGATGGAGCAGAAAATGAAGAAACCTATCAGTAAAAGCCTTATCAAGCGTTTGCATACAATATACAACGCGCAAGGCATTGATGACGAGCAAAAGCGGGCTATCCTGCTAGCCCTAACGGACGGACGGACAAATACCACAAAAGAGTTGACATACAGCGAAGCAATGTATCTCTGCGGCTATTTGAATGGTGCGAAAAAAGAAAACCGGGATTTGACTATCACCGAACGAGAAATAAGGAGACGCAGGTCGGCTGTCCTGAAGAGAGTGCAGCGGATCGGAATCGACACAACGGACTGGGGAGCGGTAAATGCGTTTTGCCTTGATGTCCGGATAGCAGGAAAGAAGTTTCGCGAACTGGACGGGGAAGAACTTCTCCTGTTGATACCGAAGCTGGAATCAATATTAAAGAAGAAAGAAGATGGCGGATATTAGTGCGGAACAACACCGGATTAACCGGATTAATGAATTACTGGATCGGCTTGACAAGATTCCCGGTGAACTGGATGCCATACACGAAAAATTGTATGCTGGGAATATGGATCGCAATACATTTGCGAAGTTGGTAGACCAAAGGTCATCGCTTTATATCGAAGCGGAAAACAAGGAACGGGAACTGAAAGAAGTATATAAAATCAAATTGTAATTAATCATTTAAAAGTTTATAGTATGGATATTAGTAAATTGTCAAAAGAAGAAAAGGCAGAACTGTTGCGTAAACTGAAAGAGGAAGAAAAAACAGAGTCCATTCAGCGGAAAGAAACCTACGAAGCATTGAGGCATCAATTCATGTTCGATGTGGAAAGTAAACTCATGCCAGTAGTGAATGATGTTCAGGGCTTTTATGATTGGATTGTGGGTGAAAGCAAGGCTTTCCGCAACGTAATGCGGGAATACGGTCAGCTCCGTATGCGTCAGGGTGAAGAGACCGCCACTTTTTCAGTAGTAGACGGGAACTTCAAACTGGAGGTAAAAAGCAATAAAGTGAAAAGTTTTGATGAACGTGCCGATCTCGCTGCCGAAAGGCTGATTGACTACCTGAAGAATTATATAGCCCATTCAGAAAAAGGAGTCGATGATCCGATGTATCAAATGGCAATGACGCTTCTCGAACGTAACCGTCAGGGGGATTTGGACTATAAGTCTATAAGCAAGTTGTATGAATTGGAGTCACGTTTTGATGAAGAATATGCGGCTATCATGCAGTTGTTCAAAGAAAGCAATGTGGTATATAAAACTGCAACTAATTACTATTTCCATAAGCGTGATGAAAACGGAGTATGGCGTCGTATTGAACCTTCATTTTGTAGATTATGATCATAGCAGTTGACTTTGACGGAACCATTAGCCGGGGGAAATTCCCGGCTATTGACGGGGAGCAGCCATACGCTGGCGAATCGCTCCGGAAATTACATGATGAAGGACATAAAATCATTATTTGGACGTGCCGTACTGGTGAACAGTTATTGAATGCCATCAACTGGCTGTTGGAACGCAAAATACCATTTGACCGTGTAAATGACCATGATCCTGAAAATGTTGCCAAATATGGGGAAGGCGGGAAAAAGATATATGCCCATTGCTATATCGATGACAAAAACATTGGGGGCTTTCCCGGATGGCTGGTATGTATGAAAGAGATTGAACGGATGGAAGAAGCCTATAAAACTATTTTAAAAGAGGATAAAACTAAAGTATGAACAAAAAGAAGGAGATAATACGCTCTATCAGAAATTTTAAAAGGATTCTGAAAAGTGGGAATGTGAAAACGGTATTGACCGTTAGTGACTGGGATATATATGCAAAAACATACACTATTGAGGAAATTGCCGCCCGTTTTTTACGGATAAAAGGTTATAATGTACAAATTACCATATCGGATAATACGGAGCACCCTTCCTACCTGTTTGGTTATATACGATTCTATCGTTATGCTAGAATCAAGTTTAATTCTAAATTAGAAAAAAGATGAATGCAAAAGACCAAAGAAAACTGTGCAAAGCCGGATATACAATCCTGCGTCGCCATGATTACCCCCAGCCACATATCATTTTTAAAAGCGATATAAATCCGGATAGTTGGAAAAGGTATGGGGACAATTATTCCTCAAAAGCGGAAAGAGACCGATCAATGAAACGTTTATTAACTGATGATAAAACGGTAGAAGATTAAAAATGGCATGAAGTATGATACGTAAACATTATAAAATTACAATTAAAGAAATCGGAGTGGACAAACCCGTTGAAACCGAATACAGTGGTTTTATTGACCGTAAAGGATTAATAACTTTTTATGGACTGAATAATCCCGATGTAGAGTGGTTTGACATTGAAGAAATTCCCGAATAACTCAAGAAAGAAAAGATATGAGCATAAAGATTGATAAAAGGGCATACATGAAGCTAATCAAAGAAGATTTAGACTGGCTTAATAAAGAATGTCCTGATGGGCTTGAAAAAGAGCATATAAGGGCTGTCTTATGTAAGTCAATAGACTTATTATATCCAGCACAATTGAAAGATGAGGAACATAAAGGAATCTGCCTTTATTGTGGCTCTACAAATGTTTCCATGTTTGATGCAGATAACGATATATGTAACAAATGTGGAAAGTACTTTCCCGGTAAATAACCCTCAAAACTAAATAAATATGAGTGAAATAGAATTTAGGATAGCAGAAATATTGGTACGTTCTGCGATTGAAAATGACATGGAAGTCCCCAAAGATGTTCAACAGTTGGCACAGGCTACAAGATATTTAGCAACGCAACTTAGAATAATTTGCAAAATAGAAATCGGTGATGAAAAAATGGCTGACGTTATATTGAAGCAAGCTATTGATATTTTGAAGTAAAACCAAATAAGAAATGAATAAGAATATACTCGTAAAGAAGGAAAAGCCTTTTTGTCAATTAAAGAAGCTTCCTGGGGTAAAGAAGTACAAAGTTGATGCATATTGGATTAACGATACTAGCGATATAGAACCGACACTAGAATTGGGATATGCGTGCACTTCTTCCGGAAATAACGGAGCTATAAACATTTGGAAGGATGATACAGGAATGATTCGCAGTGAATTAATGCGACACTTAGTAGTTGTTGAAAAAAGAACGTTTGTCAGCTATGCAGAAGTGGAAAAATGTGTTAGTAATTGGCTTAAAAGAATTAACGAATAACAATAATGAAGCCGTGCGGAACTTTTCTTCTGCACGGCTTTCGTTTTTTCTAAAAATGTTTATAACCGCTTGTCATAGCTTGAATAGCTTTCCACCTGCGGTATTTTTCGTATATATCCCATTTGAATGTTGTCCAAGCAACGTACCAGTGTCCTTTCCATAGCGGGTAGAATATCACGTTCGTAAAAATCACGCGGGCGGGCTGAATAGTCTATTTTGACTATTTCCTGTTCGCATATATCCCCCGTATCGAGTCCGTTATCCGCCCAAAACCATGTGGCGGCAGTGATTGGCTCTTGCCGTTTATAAGCCCATTTGATTGAAGACGCTCCACGCCCATACGGCAGTGGTGACGGGTGAAATATCAATGTCCCGTAAAGCGGTTCTTTCAACACTTCCACCGACACCTTTTCCGTCAGAAGCGGGGCAATGGCTAGATCATACACTCCGGTGCTTTCGTTCCAAACGCGGTGACCTTTCTCACGTACACAGGCTTCCGCTATTTTGTAAGCCTGTGAGTCCTTATTTCCTAATATCTTGATGATCATATTCCCCAATGTATTTAAATGCCTGTACTGCCCTGAAATGACCTCCGTATCCGGTAGAACATTTATCGGACTTTCCTTTTCTCTGCATGGACTTTGCCATCGAACTTGCACTTCTCGCCTTATTCGAACCATAAAGGCTGGCTCCCGTTTGTACCCATTTCTTTGAGTGTCGCAAAGCCCCGCATAACTGGGGGTGTGAAGTGTGGAAAAATACAGGTAGCTTTTTCCCGCAACGTCCATTCCCCTTCAGGTGGTATTCGCATACTGCAGCTAAAAATTTAGTACCAACTCCGATGCCTTGCCATTCCGGCATGACTACCAAACGCGTCGAGCGATACGCTCCAGCTGTGAAAAGGGGGGCTACTGCCAAATGGCATACAGGCTCGTTCCCAATGAAACCCACGAAATATTCCGCAGCAACGGGCAACGGCAAGTCTAAATAATAATGCTGTTTAAACAGTCTTGGGAATACACTTCCCCTGACTTTATAAATTTGAAGTTCGAGTCTTGGACGTTGCCGAAGACAGTCACGCTCGTAAAAGCGTGCCTCCGCAGTATCGTACACCCAATCCGGCTGCAACCATTCAATAATATCATAATGACAGGACAGAAGGACAATCTTACCTTTGCCACGTCTCCAAGTTTTTGAGAATGCTGCTGCACCCACTTTCGCGATCTGACGATCAATCACGGACGTAAATTCATCAACGACTGCACGCTCCGGACGTTCGCAAGCCAAGCGAGCTAAACCAGCGCGGAATTTCTCACCGTTCGACAGTACATTGAAAGGTCTTAACCATGCCGGAACATCACCCAAACCTACAGCCGAAAGCATTCCAGTGACTGTATTAAAATCCCCGTCCGGAGCGATGCAGTCAATAATAGGTTTATTACTGTCCCAACCGGAGTAAAGGTCATAAATCGGCTCGTTAAAGATTTTGCTTCCGATACTGGTTTTTCCACTTCCTGACGGTCCGACTATCAAACCTATTTGCCATTCCTTGTCCTCGATGGGCAATTCAGCTACCTTTTCCCAATCACAACCTTTTTCCGCATTGAAAAGGCTCTTTACCCTTGCAGCGCGATAGCTGTCAAAATCGCTGCAATGGTGTCGTACTTCTACTCTCATACACTTACTACCTTTAAAGTTAAACCTTCAGCTTTCAGGCGTTCATAAATAGCCTGCTGTTCCTTTTCATCTGTGCAAATGACGATAACGCCATATTGCGGTTTATACGTATATTTTCCCATAACTAATAATTTTGAGTTCGGGACAAAAGTACTCCGGGGCTGTCAATCCGGCACGATACATGAAGCCGTTTACACTGCAAACGTTTTGCAGTCACTTTGGAAACGCTTGATAAGACTATATACCTTTCTCTCACTGACAAGGTACTTGTCAGATAATGCTGCGACTATATAAGACACTTTCTCACCATGTCCTAACAGTTTCATATAATCCGCATACAGATCGATATAGCGACAATCCTCAAGCCGTATTCCGGCATCCCGCAATTTTTTCAGGAGCTCCCGATTAAAGTTTAGTATCTCTATGACCTTCATAATACAAATTTGATTATCTTTGCAATGCCAATCACATAAAGCAAAAATGCGAGTAGACGCAGCAAGGGTCTTTGCCCCCGGCTGTGCGTCTACTCGCATTTTGTTAGTATGTGATTGGCGTCTTTACTAACAGGCTGGGGGCTTTTTATAGCCTTTCCCCCGCAGGCTTATATTCAATTTTGACAAATCATTGGAAATCCGTATATTTGCGCTATAATAATGTTTTTTTATGCGGAATCCTGAAATGACCAAAATACGTGACCGGAAGATGGTAGAAACGTTCTATCATCTCTATGATAAAAAGCGCATCCGCTTAGAGGATGTTCTTTTGCGTATGAGTCATGACCTGTTCTTCCTTGATCAGAACTACATCTATAAACGAATCTTTTATATATCGGAGAATTTATCATATTACGAGCAATTAAAAGAGGGCAAAAAGCCTGATTCAAAAAAAGGATGATATAAGTCAACTAAGCCTTAGCTTTTAGGCGTTGTATCATAGATAGTACAGCGGTTCTTCGTCTTCCGCCTTCTCCGGTAAGCCCCCGTTGCTAATTTTCATTTCACGGTCTTTCATATCGGCATGGCTTGCAAGTTCCATTGTGGTATAATCCATAATTTCACATTCAAAGCTGATCCGGTGCAAGTTTCCTGCACCCCCCGACTCTTCCCGTCCGACATGGGTACGTCGGAGCGTGCCGAAGTTCTTCCCCGATTTCCCGTGTAGCATCATTCCCAGCAATGTCAACAGATCAAGGAAGGACAACGCCTCTTCCTGCATTGCCGCACCTTCACAGGTATCGGAAAAGGTTTCGTAAAATAGCCGGAAATCAATCTGTGTGTGAAGCCGTTGAACGAGTAACCCTTCGTCCTCGATGCCCAGTGTATTAAATTCAATGAATACAGCCGGAGACGGGAACGGATGCTCCTCATCGAGAAAACTGACCTGCTCATGCCACATGTCAATATGTTCAATCTCTGGTGTATTTTCCATCCTTTCCTTTAGTTCGGAATACTCATCCGGGATAGATGCCAGGAACCCGTCTTTGTTCCGTATTATTTCAACCAATTCTTTGTAACAGTCTGTCCAAATCATAACTATATTGATTAAATATTTGAGAATCGTTTTTCAATTTCCGATATTATCCATGCGTCCAGCAGCTTCATAAATGTAGCCGACTCACCCATGTACTGACGTTTCGGAATCCTTATCCTGCTTCCCACCTTTTTAAGTGCCATGCCTTTGTAAAAGGAAGCCATTGTAGACAATCGCGCATTGGCTTTATTTTGCCGTAATTCACCATTCTTTTTCTTTCGCATTGTTCCGGTCGATTTCATGTACAAATACCAAAAATAACGCTTCATTCGCTCCGTTACGACAATGTAACCGCCTTCATTGTGAATCTTGGCATAAGCCAGCGGATCGGTCTGATAAATGATACGGTCTATCCCACGACTGACTGCATGGATACTATCGCGAAGCTTTCCGCTTTGTATCAATACACCGCGATCCGAACCAATAGTGAGCGATCTCTTTGCCCACGGTGTCAGTGATGTGTCAAGAAATCCCTGCCTGCGAAAATTCTGCTTGAAGAAGTTCACACCCGCAACTTTCGCATAGCGGTGCGCATCTTCTACCAGCGTGGATAATTCTTTGAAAAAATCAGGTAATTCAGTCCTTTCCATTTGTATTTCAAAATAAAATTGTATATTTGCAATGTTCGCGGCTGTAACAGGTCAAGAACTCCCTTCAGGAGTGTCAGTTTCGGCTGTCACTCCTGAAGTTCTTTTAAGAGCTTGGTAACCTTTCCGGCTTTCACGTCTTTCCACGATACCTTCACAGCCTTCCCACTATAAATGAATATCATCTGCTGTCCGGAGAACTTGTCCCCATATAGCTTATATATTCCATTCAACTTGTTCTGCACCATTTCGGGCTTGAGACTTTCAAATGCATCAAGGTTAAAAACCGTGTACTCACATTGCTGCTTACGTGAACTGTCCAGCCCGTTTTTGATACCGCCTAGTCCCTGAATGTTCTTCAGGTCTGCCAGCTTTTCATTAATCAAATATTCCGGGTTCTTTACCCCGTCCTCATTGATATGTGGGCGGATTTTAATTTTCATCTTTAGCTCTTTTGAAATCACCCGTGCGCTTTCGACATTTTTCACCAAGTCTTTGGGATCGGCAAAGTCGCTGATTAGTACTTTCGACTCCGGATCGTTATGATAAGGAGCGTATAATTTGCTTCTTTCCGTCTCTTTCCTGATTTTTTCCAAGTGTTCGTCAGGCATTGAAAAATACGGGTGAGCGACAGTGAATATTTCACCGGACTGCCCCACATTGTTCGCAAAAGCATCCGGTATCGTCACCATAGGCGTGGCAGGGGTTTCAGGCTCATTCGTTTGTTCGACATAACACCTGCACCGATACCCGTTGGGCGGGTAGTTTTGCAGCCAAAACGGGTCATTAATAGGTTTTACGACGCCATCTAGTATCCTATGTGACTCTCGTACCCTTTCATCCCCCGCAGTTACATATTTCAGGTTAGGCATGATATCCGCGTTCGCTTTGAACTCTTGCCACTCACTGGCGCGTCTGCCACTTGTTTCTGCCGTTTCAAATTCCGTCCGAAGATAGTTTTCATTGTAGTCCTTGTTGATCGCCAGTGCTTTTTCCCGGAAATCCTTATAAGATAGTTTTTTGCCATTTTCGTCGTAAAGAGCGTCATTCATCTCCTTAATTTCCTGATACGTCTTCGCTCCGGAGAACTTGAACAAGTTGTCACGTATCCGTTGAGGTTCTTCCGCCTGTTCCGGATCATCATAATCGTCTTTCCCCCATCCTTCAGCTGCCTTCTTATTCAGTTCCTCGTATGTCTTCCTGAATAATTCCTCGTCAATATCTCCCGTTTTGACCTTGCGCTCATAAACCTGTTTCATCACCCTGCCGATGATGCCGCTGAAATCATACTCTCCGGCTTCCATGACGGGTGACGTTACCGCTTTATCGTCCGGTTCGGTCTTTTTTTTTTGAGGGTCTGTTTTGGGCTGATTCGGCAGTGTTCCTCCCTGCTGCTCACCACCGGGATTTTTCTTTTGACCAATGATCGGAAGTCCCGTTTTCTTTGCGACCTCTTCGTGATCAAATTCAAAGGTATAAGCCAGTTTGTTAATCGCCTCGATATATTCCGTAATAGACAAACTTTCCGTATCGTCCCACTTTAATTTCAGTCTTTCAAGCGGCTTATAAACAGGGCTTATCTTTACCAGTTTAGGGATAATAATATAATTGAAATAGAACTGGAAAAGCATCTTATCATATTCGTGCCGTGACTTTTCAACACGTTCATGTACTTCTGCCGTTCCTTCCCACGCTCCATTCTCGGTCGTACCTGTTTGACCAAGCAAACGCTTACTGATTTGATTGTCACATCGTTCTTCTAATGGTAAAAAGGCATCGGTCGTGTTTCCCCCGGCTTCTTTCCCATACTCGACCTTTTCATTTCCGGACAACACTGCAAAGAAATTATTCCTGAAGTCCAACATCATCTCGAATAATTCGTCCAAACGTTTTTTATCCTGTCTGTCTGAAGTAACGAAGACGGGCGGAATGCCGTATTTCTCAATGTAATTCATCCACGAGCCTAAGCCCAGTTTTTTGGCAAGCATGATAATTGCCAGCTCATTCAACATACCCAAAGCCCACGCATTCCCGAACTGAACGTAATACGGTTCAAGTGCTCCGTCCTTATATGACCATCCGGTTTTGTCTGACTCTTCCTTGACGATTATCATCTGTTGCGGGATATAGTTGGACATGGGAACTTCTTCCACATGGCTGATTTCCAAGTTTTCATCAAGGTGGGAAATGTCGGCAAGTGAGACTCCCTGCATCTGGTGTAAAAAACATATCCGGATTAATTGGTGATACCACGGACGATCCAGCAGCTTCTTCGCTTCCTCGTCCTCATTATCATTGTCATCTACAAGGTTGAACTCCGCCTGTTGTACAGGTAATACACGATTGTCAATCGTCGTTTGTAAATGCTCGTCATTGTACAACGATTGGTAGAACCGATATAATAAGCCACGTCGGGGATCATCCGGATCGGTTGCCGAAGTTACCGCCATGATCCAGTCATCAATGGTCTTTTCCCGGTAGACGATAGCCTGTCGTTTATAAGCAGCACCTGACGAAGATTGTGTCCCACTGCTATCCATCCGAAAATAATACTCATTAAGTACATTTTTCAGACTCATTCGACGAATGGCTTTCTGCTGAAACCAGCTGAATATTTCTCTTAACTTCTTATACATAACATACCTTTTAAAAGCGGTTTAAAAACTATTTAAAGAAACCATCCATTGTTCCGTGTGTGACCAAACAGAATGGGAGATTCTACATTACCTTCCTCGTCCGTTATCAAAGGAATTTCAGGAGGAAGCGACATGATCCCGTCACGTAACTTGGCAAGCATAAGGTCAGCCCAGTCGCTCATGTCTGATAGCGGGTTATTTCCCGTTTTGCGGGCTGCATTCCGGCTTACTGCACGGAAGGCGGTAATACAGGATATTATCCGTATTAATAGCCCTGTCCGTATCGGAGTAACACCGAATATCTTTTTCACGTCATAACGACCGCTTATGTAAGCTGATACTTCACTGATGACAAGGTCTTCAATCCCATCCAAGACTTCTTCATCTTTTTCGATACTTTCAACCAGCAACCGATTTTGTATGACGGTTGTCAGGTCATCCATGTTGATATACTTCATAGTTACCAAGTGTATTTACGTTTATATCTTCCCGCCTTCCACGGTCGCGTTGCGGGTTCGTCCTCCGACTGCGGAGGATCGGTGTATATTTCAAGTTTCTTGATAGACTGTTCGTCAGCGTCCGGGCTGTCATCATGTTCCGTCATTCCCGGCTCAACAGCGTATAATTGCTTTAAACCGACAGCAATGTCGGGACTTGCTTTTAGCTGCTCATTGACATATATCCGACCGTTTTGATAGTATGGGTGCATAGAAATCATGCGAAGTAACTTAGCCATAGTTTTGGGAGTTTGTATCGGAACGAGGTTCAGTTCTACACCTGTTTCCGCTTCCGCTTCTTCGATGTTTCGTTTAACTTCGTCATTCCAAAACTGGCTCTCATATTGCCAAAAACAGATGATCCCCTTTGCCTTAAATTCTGCCTGTTTCATACACATCCACTGTACACAGAGTTTCATTTTTGACTGCTTGACAAAACCATCAATCAGCCAAAATTCATTCTTGTGCCGTCCCCAAATCTTACAGGCATTAAAGTCACTCGTATCTGTTCCGGCATACGCAATGTCCCAATGCGCTACAATCGCATTCATTGTGTGTAGATCGGGGAGTTTCCCCCATTTCACCATTTCCGGCTTGAATATTTTACCATTGACAAGTGGAACATGATTGTACTCCGCATGTGCCGCAAGAATACCCATATCCTTTTCCTGTTGCCGATAGAATTGTGCGGAATACATTGACTTCCACGCAGGCTCATACGTTACCGGATCGTAGGCTTTCACCAAGTGCCAGTCCCAATCGGGATGCCGCTGTTTCAAAATTGTCTGCACCATACGGGATGCAAAACGGTTGTTTGCACCTATCAACCGCCTGCGCTTTCCTGTCATAGTTGCCAGTACGTCCGCTTCTATCCAGTCCGCATAATCATCCTGCATCCGGTTATTTTTGATTGTCTGTGGCGTCTCCAAGTCGTCAACCACCCACAAGTCAGGACGGTGTGCACCCTTACGAAGCCCGCGAACCTTTTGCTTTGCACCGAATGCCTTGCAGATAAACCCGTTCATCGTTACGAAGTTTCCCTTCTCCCAATATCCGGGATTATACTGTTCGCCAAAATCATGCTTCAGTAACTCGTTTGCTTCGAACTCCGCACGTATATCTTCCAACAGGTCACACGCGCGATCAAACGTATCGGAAACGATACACATATAATGTGTCTCACCATTGATCCATAACCATAAAGGAATAATCACGTCGTTCCATACCGATTTTGCAAGTCCGCGTCCCCATTCCGCATAGCCTTTGTAAATAGGATCGTTCATTACCTTGTTGGCATGCGCGATCTGAAAGTCCGCACAGTCTGCGGTCGCATAATGTGGAAGATAAGTCTCGACAAGGTATTTGACATCACTTTTTGCACGCTGTATGCGGTTCATCCGAACTGTCAGTGATTCGTCCGGATCAATCAAGTTGCCTGTGCACCGCGCACGCTTTAGCTTCTCCTGATACTCTTTGAGGGCTTTGCTATCTTCGACTTTCATTATCCCAACATTTTTGCGGCTTCATAAAGGTGGTTCTCCTGAAAGTCCAGTGTTTTGAAGTAAAGTTCGGCATTGTATGCCTTCATCGCATCGAATATCCTGCCCATTACATCAATGTATATAGCCAGCGTTATCCGGTTCTTTTTATCCACCTCTTTGAGCTGGTTTCCCCATTGCGCTACACTGTTGTCCAGTCCTGCCGCCTGTTTCCGTAACTCCAGCACCTTATCACTATCACCTTCTGCAATAGCTTCGTCAATCATGCGCAATAGCTCCAGTTTTTGATCCGCAAGAATGTTGATGATTTGTTTCAGGTTGTCCCCTTGCTTCTTCGATGAAATGACGGACGCTTGTCGTTCTTTTTTCCAAAGTGCGTCATTCTCATTGATCCAATTTGACACAGACCTTTCCGACACGTTGATACGTTCGGAAATCTCCTTGCACATCATTCCATCCCTTACATAAAGGTCGTGTGCTTCCTTCTTTAATTTACGGTAGTACTCTTTGCTTGGCATATCGCTTCCTTTCGTTTACGCAAGCAAAGGTCATATTTCATCGTCACCTATGGAAAATGGCTTTTCATGTTGGAACGTATTCTTTCCAAGTTGGAAAAAATACGTCCTTGTTAACACTGTTTTTTTTCCAAGATGAAAACGCTTTTTCCGTACCCGCCTTTCCTTTTCCAATTTTGCAGCATGAAATTTTAAATATCGCGAAAATGAATCTGACTGCAACAGCGGAAAACGGACGTGCCCGGATTGAACTCAAAGGCACGATATCAAAATGGAAGGAAACGGAAGCGGAATTCACTTCCAAAGTTGAGGAACTGATCAAATCAGGGGTCAAGGACGTGCACATCTATATCAACAGTCCGGGTGGTGAATGCTTCGAAGCTAACGAGATCGTGAACGTGATCAAGAGGTTTCCCGGCAAAATCACAGGCGAAGGTGGTGCACTGGTAGCTAGTGCGGCAACATACATCGCTATTAACTGCACATCATTTTCTATGCCTGCTAACGGGCTTTTTATGATTCACCAAGTCAGCGGGGGTGCATGCGGAAAAGTCGCTGATATTGAGTCTATGTTGGAGGTCATGCGCAAGTTGAATGACCACTACCTGAACGCTTTCCTTTCCAAGTGTACCGACAAGAAAAAAATCAAAGACGCATGGGACAAGGGCGACTATTGGATGAGCGCACAGGAAGCAAAGGAAAATGGCTTTGTGACGGAAGTAACAAGCAAGGCAAAGGTGGACAGAGCTACAGCCCAAATGATAACTAACTGCGGTTATACCGGTGAAATTGAAATTACTGACTTTATTAATAACGAAAATTCAAGAAATGACATGGATTTAACAATGTTGACTACCCGCTTCGGGATGGACGCAAGTTTCACTGAAGCACAATTTATCGCGCAAGTGGACGTGTGGAAACGCAAGGCAGACCGCGTCGAAATGCTCGAAAGACAAGAAGAGGAACGCAAGGGACAGGAGATTGAAAACATCCTGAACAATGCTGTCAAAGAGAAAAGAATCACGGCTGACGTGCGCGACGACTGGAAAGCGAATTTGACCAGTAACTTCGATACGGCAAAAAAGTTGCTTGATGCAATCAAGCCTGTGGAAATGCCGGAAGTTCATGCTCCTAATCTTACGGATACCACGAACAAGAAATTCGAAGATCTGCAAAACGATCCGGAAGCCTTGAAAAATATCATGGATAAAAATCCGGTCGAATACGAACGTCTTTTGAATGACTTCGTAAAACGTAACGGAAAATAAAATACTAACCATTTAAAAAAAATAATATGGCACAACCAGTAGACGGTCTTTTTTTGAACAAGTACATCGATCCACAACTGTTGATCGAACGTCGTAATTACAGAGCAGACTTCATGCAAGTTCTTGGTTCTGTCCCTGCCGGGGCTTTAGCGGCTGATGGTGTACGCAGAAACAAGTTGATTAACAATGTAGGCTTCCGCGTGAATAATACGGAGGAATTCACTCCTAAAGCCATGACAGGACAAAATATTATAGTCCCGTGGGAAATATACGACACAGAACCGACGTCATGTACAGATGACGAAATCCGTTATCTAGCATTTGACAAGCGCGCTGTTATCCGTGTAAAGCATAATCAAGCTTTCCAAGTTGGTATCCGTAATCATGTGTTACATAAACTCGCTCCGGAAGATGATACGAACGAAGCAATGCCTATCATCCGGACAACAGGCGAAAAAGACATTAACGGGCGTTTGAGGTTGACTTACGCGGATTTGGTTAATTTCGCAACGGTAGTTAAAACATGGAATCTTCCTGTTACCGATGCCCTGTACATAGTACTTTCTCCATTGCACATGGGTGACTTAATGCTGGATAAAGATGCATCTAAATATTTCTATGACCGTACATTCTACATTGACCCGGTGACTATGAAGCCAAAAGGTTTCATGGGGCTTAAATTCTTCGAAAACAACGACTGTCCATTCTACAATGCGGATACAGCGAAAAAAGTAAAAGAAGGAACGAAAGCTTCTGCAGACACAGATTTCCAAGCAAGTACCTTCTTCTATGCCCCGAATACGTATTACCATATCGAATCTGTGAAGTCTCTGTACCGTCCGGAAACGACTGATACGCGCAGTAAAAGCCCTACGTCTGAATACCGTACTCAAACCTATGGTATTGTAGATCGTATCGAAGACTTCGGTATTGGTGCAATTCTATCGGGTAAATCTGTATAACAATAATTATCATGGGAAATTTTACAGGAGTATCAATTAACAAAGTGAATGGCGGGCTGGTACGGGATACCGATACCAACGACCGCGTCATTTTGCTCGTGGTCGGTGGTTCAGAGATCGGCAAACTGGAGTATTATAAGCCGGAAGCCCTGAACGATATCACCGATTTGGAAGCGTTGGGCTGGGATGAAACCATCGACCTTGAAAACAAGGAACTGGTACACTATCATACCAGCGAAGTCTTCCGCCTGTCTCCGGAACGCTCATTGTATCTGATGCTAGTCCCGAAGTCCGAAAAGGTGTCAAGCCTGATGACGAAGGACGATTTTGTCAATGCGGTGCGTACCATCAACGGGGTAAATACCATTGGTATCTGCTCACTGACTGCGGACGAGACAATCACCGTAGCCGTACAAGAGACACAGAAGATGGTCAATAAATTCAGGGAAGACCACCTGTATATCGATGTGGTAGTATTGGAAGGGGGCGGTAAGTATATTAATGCCATTAATGATGCTGTCGATCTTCGGAAGCTAGACTCTGAAAATGTCGCTGTCGTGATAGGACAAGATCCGGCACAGGCAGCAAAGGACGAAGCGTACAGGACACATGCTGCCGTCGGCAGCGCACTCGGAATGTTATCTGTCCGCTATGTACATGAAAACATGGGCAGCGTCGATATTGAAAACCACCCACGGACAGCAAAGGGAACAAAGGACTATCCATTGACTAACAAACTGAACGGGCTTTGGCTGGATGCGGCTTTGAGCAATGGCAAACCCTTCTCGCAGTTGAGCGTATCCGACCAGAAAAATCTGACAGGCAAAGGGTATAACTTTGTCGGTAGCTTTCAAGGGTATGCCGGGTTCTTCTTCAGCAATTCATGTACTTGTACGGAAGCGGGCAGCGACTATGCTTACATAGAATATAACGCTGTTTGGAACAAGGCTGCACGCATCATCCGCAGTACTCTTTTGCCTCGTGTAAGAAGCAAGGTGAAGGCTGATCCGTCAACCGGATATATCAGTAACACCACGATCAGCAGTTGGGACGCGCTTGTCAAATCCGCACTGGAAAGCATGGTCAATTCGGAGAATATTGCGGACTTCGATATTTACATCAACCCCAAACAGATGGCTGTCAGCGACAAGCCTTTTAATATCAAGGTGAGACTGGTTGCGGACGGTATTGTACATGAGTTTGAGATTGATTTGGGTTTCACGAATAAAATCTAAAAATATGGGACTGTTAGGAACATTAATCAACAAATTCGGAAAAATAGCCGGATGGAACAGCGTCAAGGTTGTCATGCTCGGACGTCAGGTAGAAGGCATTACAGCCCTTTCCTACAAGGACAGCAAAGAGAAAGAGAACATTTACGGGGCTGGTGAATTTCCCGTCGGTCGTGGTGAAGGAAATTACAAGGCTGAAGCATCGATCACCCTTCTGAAAGAAGAAGTGAACGCCTTGCAGTTGGCACTCGGTCCGGGAAAGCGTCTCATGGATATTGAACCGTTCGATATTCCGGTCATGTATGAGTATAAAGGGCTTGTCATGAAGGACGTCATCCGGAACGTTGAATTCACGGACAATGGCGTAGACGTAAAACAGGGTGATAAAAGCATTGCAACACAATTCACCCTTCTTCCCAGCCACATCGACTGGAACGTAGCAATGTAGTTTAATAACCGTTTAAAAGACTTTTAAAAATGGAAGATAAGAAAATCAAGGCTGGAAAGCCTTACGAGGAACTGACAGCGGAAGAAAAGGCTCTAATCGTTGACTTCAAGGAAGAAGAGCACGCAGAACTGAAAACGAAATACGGGAAACGACTGAAACATGTCACCGTACAGGTGGATGAAGACGAACGTTATGACTACCTGATTGTCCGTCCGAGCAAAAACATCTTGTTGGCAATGGCGAAGAAAAAGGACGATCTTGAAGAAGCGAATGACATCCTGATCCGGAACTGCGTGGCAGCTGGTAATATGAAAGCGTTGGACGATTCTGCCGTCTATACTTCAGTTCTGACCGCCATTGGGCAGTTAATCGCTGGTCAGGCGGCTTTTATCAGCAAAGCATAGAGGAATATTCAAAATCGTTCGGTCTTGTCGAGGGAATAGACGCCATTCTGAAAAAAGTATATGGCGTCGACGTTCCGGGCAAACTGGACGAAGATGAATGGCTCAGGCTCTATGCCGAATACCGCATGTTGCGGAAAACTGAGTTGGAAGAATTTGAAATAGTGGCGTACAATGCAGTCGCTAAAGTAGTAAACCGATTATTCTCAAAAGACAATGCAAGTGACTCAATGGATATTGGAACTGGTTGACCGGATCACCTCTCCGTTACATGCCGCGACCGATGCAGCTGAAGAAGCTACACGGGTCATCGACGACACGGAGGAAGTGGTCGACCGTCTTGGAGAAACATCGGGGAAAGCAGCCGGAAAACTGGAAGGGCTGGGAAAAGGAATGTTCTTTCTCAACCAACTGAAGGAAGGTGTCGACAATATCCGTGATTCCTTTAACGATGCTATCGAGCCGGGTATCCGTTTTGAAACTGCCGTTGCTGAAATGTCCGGTATCACCAACATGGAAGGCAAGGAACTGGACGTTTTAGCTGGTAAAGCACGGACAACTGCAAAAGTGTTCGGTGTCGATGCGGCAAACGCTATGGGCGTTTACAAGGACTTGCTTTCAAAGATAACTCCGGAACTGAAGAAAGCACCGGATGCGCTGGAAATTATGTCGAATAACGTAATGACGCTTAGTAAGACAATGCAGAATGACGTTCCCGGAGCGTCCGCCGCCATGTCTACCGCCATGAACCAGTACAAAGTTTCCCTAGATGATCCGATGAAAGCCGCCCAAACCATGACGGACTATATGAACATCATGGCGGCTGGAACTGTCGAAGGTTCTGCTGAAATTAAAGAGGTAGCTGAAGCACTGAAACAAACGGGTAGTGTCGCAAAAACATTCGGTGTTGAATTCGCTGAAACGAATGCCATAATCCAGTTGCTTGATAAATCAGGGAAAAAAGGTTCTGAAGGCGGTATTGCCTTGCGTAATACGATAGTCAAATTACAGGCTCCGACTACGGACGCGGTTAAACAGTTAAAAGCTGCCGGGGTCAGTATTGAAACGATGCAAAACCAGTCCCTTTCACTGACTGACCGCCTGCGTGCCCTGACTCCGGTCATGCATAATGCGACAATCATGTCCGCCTTGTTCGGTGGTGAAAACCTTGCTTCAGCGATGGCTTTGATTGATGGCGTAGACCAAATCGATACATGGACAGAAGCAATACAGGGTTCTACTTCGGCAGTCGATATGGCAGGCAAACAAATGGATACCTATGCCGAAAAACAGAAACGTATGCAAGCGTTTATTGATGACCTGAAAATCAGCTTCTTTGAATTTGTAGAACCTATTGCGCCAGTTCTTGAAGTGCTGGGAGTCCTTGTCGGGGCATTAGTAACACTCGGAACTGTCGCATGGTCTATCGGACAGATCATGACTCTAGTCTCTATCAAATCATCAATTGCATGGCTAGCAGGGATGGCTAAAATGGTCGTATCAACAGTTACTTCTTCTGCTCTCATATCCACCGCTATTTACAGTATTCCGATTATTGGATGGATAGCGCTTGCAATCACTGCCATTACAGCACTGGTCGCTTTTCTCTGGAATAAGTTTGCAGGAGTACGCGCCTTCTTCTATGCCTTGTGGAACTTTATAAAAGTAATCTTCACGGAATACTATAAGTTCATTTTTAACGTGATGAAAGCCATTGTCGATGTCATAAACCCGGCAAACTGGTTCGATGATGATTTCCATTTCAGCGATGTGTGGGACAGGTTATCACAGCAAGCGCTTGAAGGGGGTAAAAAGGTCGGCAGCGCATTTTCAGACGGTTGGAAAGAAGGCATGGCAGACTGGGAAAAGTCACATCCTAAAGACGGAGAAAAAAAGGGGGATACCAGTTTTAACCTGAATTCCCCTTTGTCTCCGGTCAACGGGCAAACCGTACTGGCAACCGGAGGAACAAAGGCTACTGATGGGAAGACCGGTCTTGGCGGAAAAGGCGGAAGCAGCGTTAAAAACATCACCATGAACGTGACATTCAATAATAATTTCCGTGTCGCGGGTGGTGCGGATGTACGGGAAATTGCAGATAAAGTAAAACGGGAAATTTTAGCGGTGATAACCGATACAGTACCAGCAATAGGATAAAGTTATGACAGGAAATACAGCGTTAAATATTGGTGCATTGTTCACGGAAGTTTTCGGAATCTCATCCCCGATTTATCTTCCGTGGGGACGCACCCTGCAGGATTACGATCCGGGACAATATACCGGAGTGACAACCATTCCGGATGCCGATGCCGAAGCGTATAGCTGGATGGGGACTCCGGTGATCGGAACGTTTACCCTTGACGGAAACAAGCAATACAGCACCTATAATCCGGACGGGTCACGCGGTACGATGAACATGGCTAGTTTTCCGATGCCCTATGCAACTATCGTTGATTTTTCGCGCTCCATGAACTGCTCGAAGACTAAAGTTTTGGGCGTTCACGGGACTGTGAAAGAAATCTACGGGCTTGATGACTGGAAAATCAACATCCGGGGATTTTGCATAGCCGATAAAAGCCGGGACGGTTACAAGACGGTAGCCGAACAGGTGAACGCTCTTAATAAGTTCCGCAAAGTGACGGAAGCGATCGGAGTGACGGGAAGTATCTTCAATAACAAGGATATTTATTCTATTGTCATTGATAACCTTTCGTTCAACCCGATTCAGGGAAACAGCAGCGTAGTCCCCTTCACGATAGAGGCGACAAGTGACAACCCTTACGAATTGACATTATGAGCTATATGATGTGCAGCCGGATCATATTTCCGGCAAACGAAAAACGCGAGGAACTGGTCATTCATGCGATATCGTCGGTTCACATCGAAAGTTCATGGAAGATGTTGACGGATTCGGCTGAAATAATACTTCCCAGGCGTATCAAATACTTTGCAGGAAAAGACCTGAAGGAAATGCTGTCTGCCGGGGATCAGGTGAAAATTGAACTCGGATATGACGGTGACCTGTACACGGAATTTGAGGGGTATATTTCATTAATCGGCTGGGGTGTCCCGGTGACGATCCGGTGCGAGGATGAAATGTACAAACTAAAAAGAAAGACGGTATCCTATTCCGCAAAGAATGTCACGCTGAAGAAACTGCTGGCAGATGTTGCCAAAGGTTATGAAGTGAAAACGAACTATGACGCGGAACTTGGTGCAGTACGGTATTCTTCCAAAACGGTTGCTGAAATTTTTGACGACATACGGAAAAAGACAAACCTTCACTGCTATTTCATCGGTAAAGTCCTGTATTGCGGAAATGTCTATTCCGAAAAGGTCGACACCGAAAAGGTGAATATCGTACTGGAAAAAAATGCTGTCAGTCAGGACTTGAACGAAACGAACGGTGAGTTTCAGGTCAAGGTGGTCAGCATCGGTGCGGGCGGCAAGAAACTTGAAGCAAAAGCCGGGGTAGAAGGAAGTGAGGTTTATAACCTTACCTACAATGAGAAGGGAAAGTCTATCAAGGTAGAAGACTTGAAGAAGTTTGCAAAGGACTTTTATGAAAGCCTTAAAAAGCAGAAGTATCGCGGGGGTGTCGAACTGTTTGGAGTACCTGTCGTCCATCACGGAATGACAATCGACCTTAAAAGTGAGGTGACACCTGAAATGAACGGATGCTATTATGTTGAGAAAGTGACAAAGGACTTCAGTGACGATGCGACGTACAGGCAAAAAATAGAATTGGGAGGGCGTGCGGAATGACAACGGACGAACAACTACGTGACGCATTTGAAAGACGGATAAACGGTGCAAAACAGGCGCAATTGCGCTGGGTAACAGTCGACACGGTTGATAAGGCTGGCAGGACAATGGACGTGACGGGAGTCGTTGACCAACTTGAATACTATAACGTCCAGTTGGGAATGGGGGCACTATGTATCTACCCGAAACCGGGAACGATTTGTCTGGTCGGGATCATTGAGGGACAGGAGACTGACACCTTCCTGATCTCCGCTGACGAAGTGGACGAAATAGTGCTGAATGGCGGGACATTGGGCGGACTGGTAAAAGTCGGTGAACTGACGGAACGGCTGAACCTGATAGAAAAGGACATCAATTCGCTGAAACAGAAATTGTCCGGCTGGACGCCTGTTCCGAACGACGGGGGATCGGCTTTGAAAACAGCATTGTCCGCCTATTTTACGGAGTCCCTGCAGGAAACACAAGTCAAGGATATTGAAAACGAAAGGGTGAAACAATGAAAGGACTATTACTTGATAAAGACGGTGATATCAGGATTGCTCCGCATACAGCGACAGACGGGAAACTGACTGGATTTGCAGTCGGTGACACCCTGATTCAAAACGCGGCAATAGTGCTGGAACTGAATCAGGGAGAATTGAAGGAAGACCCGGTTCTTGGAGCAAACCTGATCCGGTACATACGTTCAAAGGCTAATAAAATAGTCATTGAGAAACAAATGAAAGTCCACCTGAAACGCGCGGGCATTGACTATTCGGAGCTGGTGGACAAAATAAATATTGAAATTACTAACGATTAAATTAACGAAAATGAAAGCAAGTAACGATTTGATTAAAAAGTTCGGAGTGGATAAAATCATTCACGGACTGATTGGGATGCTCATTTTAGCCGTGTGCGTGGTAGCATCAGTTTTCCTGTTTGGGGTGAGCTTCCTTAGCGTATTGGGCGGCATGGTTTTGGGAACTGTCTCCGCATGGCTGGCTGGTAAATGGAAAGAATCGAAAGACGATGATCCGGACACGGCAGACATTCGGGCAACGGTACGCGGAGCATTGTTGGCAGATGCGGTCATATTACTGGTGTGGATAGTCTTCCGCCTGATTTTATAAGTATGTATCATGAAAAGACTACACGTACAGTTATGGATCGCAGTTTTCCTGTCCGTATCCGGAATGATCCTGCTGTTTTGCGGATTTTGGGTAGTACCTACGGGACAGATTGACAACTCTGTTTTAGTCGCCTATGGCGAAGTTTCGACTTTTGCAGGCGCACTCTTCGGAGTTGATTACAGGTATAAATGCAAGTATAAGAAATACATTCAAGGAGAAGACGAAACAGAAAATAAGGAGGAAAAGAAAGATGAATAAACCTACATACATTATCATTCATTGTTCTGCAACACGGGAGGACAAAGATTTCACAGAGAAGCAAATTAATGATTCACACGTAGCCCGTGGCTTTGGAAAATGGGGATACCACTATTATATCCGGAAAGACGGTCGCGTGATTCCCATGCGTGCGGAAAACGAAATCGGGGCACATGATAACTTTATTGTTCCCGGTGAAAAAAACAGTTACAACCGTTGCTCGATTGGCATTTGCTATGAAGGCGGACTGGACAAGAACGGCAGGGCAAAGGATACCCGGACGGACGCACAGAAGAAAGCGATGCGCGAGCTCGTTCAGGACATCTGTCACCGCCACGACATTATTGATATCCTCGGACATCGCGATACCAGTCCGGACAAGAACGGGAACGGCATCGTCGAGAAATGCGAGTGGATGAAAGAATGTCCCTGCTTCGATGTAAAGAGTGAATTTACCTCATTTTTACCACCTGTAATCGTTCGACCATGAAAAAGATACTCATTTTTCTATTCGCAATCGTGGTGCTGTCTGTCTGTTCTTGTCGTTCGTCGAAGATTGACACGACCGTCCATCAGACTAGCACAGAGCAAAAGCAGACGGAAAAGGAAGAAACGTCCACCGACAAAACGCAAGTTGACGTAAACAAGAACGTCGAGCGAATTATGGAAATGATGCAGCAGATGAATTTCAACTGGCAAAAGACAAACCTTTCGCCACCGGATTCGACTGGGAAACAGTACCCGACTTCGACGGAGACAGCGACAGGAACGTCCACCAAACAGGAGAAAGAAACATATAACGAACAGTTACAGGTGCAAATTCAAGAAATTCAGGAAACCCTGCTGACATTGAAGGAACAACTAGAGAAACAGGAGAAGAATGATACAAAGATCGTTGAAAAGGTCAGGTACATTCCTCCGTGGGCAAAAGCCGTAATAGCAGTCTTTTTTGTAGCATTTATAATTTTTGTTTATAAAAATGTAAGATGAAAACAGTAGTACAAGCCGGGCAAACCCTGCTGGATATAGCCGTGCAGGAATATGGTACAATCGAAGCGGTATTTATGCTTGCAAAGGCAAACGATATGAGCATAACGGATACCCTGCAAGCCGGACAGGAAATTGAAATACCGGAAAAGGTATATAACAGCGAACTGGCTGATTACTGCCAGCGGAACTCTGTTTGCCCGGCTACTTCTGAAACTGCATCAAATGCAATACGATTGAGAATTTTCACTGAACAATTTACCGAACAATTTAAGTAATGGCTAGAACAATCGCAGAAATAAAGAAAGAAATGACGGACGCCTATATGTCTAACAGCATTATCCGGGACATATATGGTATCACAGGTGATGCCGACTTTGATTCGGTGTTTTCTCCCGTGTCAATAGAAAGCACCCTGTTCTACATTTTTGCGGCAACAGCGCACGTCATAGAGCAAATGTTTGACCAGTTCAAAACGGACGTAGAAGAACGGATTGACGCTAATATCATACCGACGGTGCGCTGGTATCATAGCAGTGCGCTGGCTTTCCAGTATGGTGATCCGCTGGTTTATGATCCGGAAAAATACCAGTTCCAGTATTCCGCTATCGACGAAGCCAAACAGCTTGTCAAGTATGTGGCGGTCAAAGATCGCGGGGGAAGTATTCAGATACTCGTGTCCGGAGACGAAGGCGGGCTTCCATGTCCTTTGACCGGGGACGTTCTAACGGCATTTAAAAGCTATATGAATTCGATTAAGATTGCCGGGGTGATTCTCTCTATTCAATCAATGAAAGCGGATGACATCCGTATCAACGCCACCATAGAAGTCGACCCGATGGTTATCAATGCTTCCGGTGTCCGCCTGACGGATGGCAGTAAGCCAGTACTTGCCGCCATAAACGATTATCTGAAAGGCATTGAGTATGGCGGTAAATTCAATAAGACAAAGCTTGTTGACGCGATACAGAGGGTTGAAGGCGTACTAGATGTCGAACTTGGAGAATGTGCCGCGAAAGCGTCATCAGCTACGGAATACAATGTAATTAAAAATAATAACTATACGGCTGTAGCCGGGTGTTTCATCCTGAACAGCCTTGAAACTTCTCTGACTTATGTGGTATGATTTTGACATTATCAAATACGCGCAGTATGTGCTTCGTCCGTCATTGAGGAAAAGGAAGATATTTGCAATTATATCAATCTTTCTTCTCCCTTTAATCTTCATTTACACCCTGTTTAAAAGTTACCGTAAACAGGCTATTGATAAGCTAAATATAAACGGTCAGGTGATATATATCGAGAAAGTTCTGAACGACAGGTTTTTCCTGAAAGACCGGGAAATATACATCACTGATATTGCGGGAAAGGAGTCGTACTTATATCATCGCAGGGAAGAGCAAATACCGTCCTATCTGCATAAACGGAGCGAAGGGGCGGAAATTAAATACATCCAGCAGCGCGGTGAAGGAAACTATTCAGGAAATTACATGGTGAACATACCATCGTTCCTGTCAGCGTATGAGGGTGAAATTAAAAATTTGATTGACTATTATAAACCAGCCGGACGAACCTACGTCCTTAAAATATACGAATATGAATAAACTGTTATTTAGAGAAGGCGGACAGCCGTTTTATTTGGACGATTTGGACTTTATGCAAAGCGCATTTGCAGATACTGTGAAAGGAATAGTCAGTACATACGGTAATGTCATTCTTTCCGGATGCAATGTGCCACCCCCTATCTCTATTGCCGGACGTCCGACGACTTATAACTGGGAAGAAGGTTATATAGCCATTAACGGAGAAGTTTACAGAGTAGAGGAAGGCAGCTTTGAAGGTGGCATGAACGCTAGCCTATACTGGAAAGTAGTCAGTACGGAGGGGCAAAAAGAGATATATGAAAACACATCCGAAAACAATGTGTATCAATACCGGAAAGTGGAGCTCACTGATACGGTTACCTCGTCGGATATTTACGTGTTTGCCTCTTCGGTAAAAAACATGAACGATTACCTGATGATTTATGAAGAAAAAGAGATTCGTACCAAAGTAAGTGGCGGTATCTCTGAAGATAGTCTTTCAGTCTCTTTTAAAGTATTCAAAAGCAATCAGGGCTTTGATATCGTTAAAATTAATTTTAGGGCTTTGAAGGCTTTTTCGGGTGCTGCTTCACCGTGGGTATATTATGACTATTATGAAGCAGACCGCAAACCTCAAATTGTTGTAAGGAATGACAATTTTGCCGCAATTCATACTTTCCAACTTGTAAATGGGGCAGCATATATATATGACATATCCAAACAGGAAGCTATAAGAGACTTTCCCGAAGGGTTTTCCTATCAGGTTCAATTTTTAGTAAAGAAATAA